TTTCAAAGCACTCGTGTACGCTGCGTCGCAAGGATTGCCACGACAATGATTTTGTTCACGACACCGCACGGAAACATATTCAACCAGTGTTCAGCTTGCGCACGAGTTCTTCACGAATTCGAGTTCGTAAACAGCGCTGCGCGTTCAACTACGAGATTTGGATCTTGGTCGTGGGCGTTTTACGACTATTTCATCAAGCTTTAACATTCAGATTTTTCGTTGTACAATGACGTCAAGGAGAAAAAATGAACAACGGGAATGTTTTGTTGTGGACGATCTTGATCGTGTGTTTGACAGCTTGCTTTTTTGCTGTGTTCGTGAGTCAAAAAATGATTTTGCTTTGGTTGATGTTTTTGACTGTGATGATGGCTTTAAAGATTTTCATCGAGCTTTCTGAATTCTAAGGGAGAAAAAAAATGATTGATAACGACTTGAAGATCAAGCTGATTGACAAAATCAAGGAAGTTTCAAGCGACATCGAAATGTTGTCGATCGACTTGGACCTTGCAGCAGAATCGCTTGAACAAGGCGATGACCCAAAAATCGTAGACGTGCTAGACGCGCTCGACGAGATCGAATCTAGCTTTGACTTCGTGCGTTCGTTGAATGACATCAGAAAACTCGCTGAGAGCGACGTCTGATGACTATTTCAACTGTCAAGTTTGTCATGAGAAATCAAGCAGTCAAACTTTTCACGTTTGTTTTGTGCGGCATCGCGCTAAGAAGAGTTTGCCTTGCTTTGGGCGACGAATGGTACGCGTTTGCTTTTTGCTTTTGTGCTGCCGTAGCGCTCGTGTGGCTGTACAACTGGTTCTGCAACGGATGGATTCTCGAATGAAAAACGAATGGAACACTAAGCTGTGTCATAAATTGGCTGGAAGAATTGCAATGATTCCTATCTTGAGAATCGCACTCACTCCAGTATTTCTCGTATGGCTTTGGATTGAAGACAGGTTCAACAAATGACAAATGAAATTGATCCTCTCGTGGAAGCGTTGCTTGTTGCTTTGCTCATGGGATGCGTAGTAACTATCGTTTTTCACGTTGAATTCGCTTGGTGGGCATTTCCAATCTTAACGTTTTTCGTGTTGAAAGGAATAGACGTCGTCGCTTTGATTCGCAAGCACAAGAAGAAAAAGAGAATTTGTTGATGTTTCGTTGTACAATTGAGTTAACTGAAAGGAAGTCATTGAAATGTCTAATTGCTCAGACTATTTTTACAACGGTGATAGATGGGAATGCAGAGGTTGTGGAATCAAAATCGATTTCGGTTGTGTCCTGTGTTGCTACCAGAACGCGTTGGGATGGGATAACAAGCGCATGAGCGCAGAACTCGGTGTACACAGGACGACAGTGAGTCGTTGGACAACGTATCGTGTGACACCGAACGTCGAAAAGCAGCTTGACGTCATTTGTGAGATGAAGAAGAATTTCAAGAGAAAGAACAAGTGATGACTGGATTTAACGATTTCTTAAAAGACGTTGCGGATGAATCGAAGAAAGAAGGACCCGAAGCAGAATCTGAGTTGATCGCGTTTAACGAACATTTCAAGGTCATCGCTGAGAAGTTGATCGAGAAAAAGTTGAGACACTTGAGCATCGCTGTGATCGTGCTTGGAATTTCGATGTTCTTGGCTTCGTTGTTGACGTACGGAGTGATAGCGCTGAAGTATTGAAAGGAAACAAAACACATGGGTAAGAAGACAACTAAGACTAGCAAGACGAAGAAAACGCAGGATGTTGACACTTTTGGTGATGTCTGGACAACGTGCACGTGTGCAGAATGCAACCCAAAGCCCGCGGAACCAACTTGGACAAGCACGGCTGGAAAGATCAGTATAGTCAACGACATGTCAAGCAAGTATATCGTGAATGTCTTGCGAAAAGGATTGGCTGGCATGCCTTTTGACAAGATTGATGAGTTCAAGAACGTCTTGCTCGAGGCGTACGCGAGAGATTTGCTGGTCATCAAGATTCCATAGAAAGCGAGTTCAGCATGAGTGACGAGAGAAACGCGAAATTTCAAACTAGAGATGGATGCGTAAAGTTCATATTGAATTCTCTTTCAGACAGGGGATTCTTTTACGCAGACAGACCTAGAGTGTATCGAGATGGAAACGATCTGGTCGTCGACATTCCAGTTAACGCTGGCGCTCATGAGAAATACGAATTCGTTAACATGCGTTTTTTGGCCGACGTGTCTGACGTCGGCCACAACGACAGGGACGTCGACGAATGTTTGGCCTCAAACGATCCAAGAGACGTCGGATTGAAGGCTCTTGAAGCTTGCAGGAAGTTGCTTGATAATAATGCTTCATGCACTTGTTATATTTCTAACGGAGACAGACTATGCACGAGATGTGAAATCGAAAAAGAAGCTGATCAAGCTTTGAGCGCTGCTGGATTTCCTAGCAGCGACGTTCGTTCGACAACAGACAAAGAGAAGTCTATCGCAGAGTCGACTTCAACTGCACAAGATTTTTATGATTCTCTCAAGTCAGAAATCGAACATGTGAAATTCTTGGACAAGGATGACGAGAGAATCGTTTCTGTCTGCGAAGGAGCGCTCAAGACATTGAGTGAAATCGCTTTAAGCAAAAAGTCATTTCCTGTCCCAGTTCTGTCTCATCATTATGAGCCAAAGTACAACGGCGAAGTAATGTCGTTGCTTTGGATTGTCGCCGATAACTCGACTTTTGAAATCGAATTCGTGAGCAACGACAAAGTGAATTGGAATTTCGTGCTTGCTGACGGAAGTGTGACGAATGAGGTCGATTCAGACAGACATGATGTGACGCAAAAGTTCATCAGCAACATGAAAGTGAGCACGTGATGATTCCAAGAGAAGCGATGACAAAAATTCAGACTTGTCTCATGGATCTCATGAGCAAGACAAGCGAAAATCACTGGTGCGCTGGATGGATGGAGGGATTAGAAGTCAGCTTGTGGAAAGACATGCACGACATCGATAAACTTCCTTCTGGATTTTGGGACGAAAATTGGGGCCCAAGAAAAGACCAGTACGTAGACGAGTTGATAGAGATAGCAGAATGTTCTGCGAAAGCAGGCGGTTGGGTCGTGTGGGACGAAAAGCTTGGACGAGAAGTCTTTGTCACATTTTCTGAATTTACGAATTTACATCCTGAGTTATGTGTCATATCTGACGAGTTGCTTAACGTAGAAACGAACAACAAGAAAGAGTTGTTAGCTGTTTTGACAAATGAGGAATTGATTAACGTCATATTGTCTATCAATCTTTGTTCAGAACATCTAACATCAATTGTGAAAGGAGATAAATTTTCTACGTGTATCAGATGTAGTATAAAAGAAATGTCAGGTGTGTTGTCTGCGATCGACTATGAAATATGTCGTGCTGAAGGTCGAGGAAACGAAATGGATGTGTCAGACTACGACACTAGTTACGACCCGAATGGTGTGATCGAACATGTGAGAGATTTCGTTAGAAACGAATAGTCAAAGTTACTTATTCTAGGACAGTCACAGGAGAATATCTATGTCGATCATTGTCACGAACGATGTCGTTGCTGACGACGATATCGACATAGTCGTAGTTGAAGAAGTAAACAAGTCAGAAAACATGATGAACGATTGCGCCGGTCACTGCGGCCAAAGAATATTGTCACTAAGCGTCGACATCTCAGAAGATTGGGCCGGTTGCTTGGACAGAATGTATTGCTTGGAGTGCAGAAGCAAAATGCTTTCTCCTCCGCATACGAAGTAAATCAGTGATATAATTTCGTAAAGAAAGGCAACAGCTATGAACAAACAGCGCGTTCACGCGATGAAACTGACTTTTGTTATGTTTGTTAAACGGGTACGTCATGGTTAAAAGAATATTGTTCTTTGACGAGTCAAAAGAAGTCGTGTCGAAGAAAATCATTCGCAAGGAAGATTTCGAACCTCTGCCAGAAGAGTTTGGAAAAAACTTAAGCACCATCGAAGATGCTAGAAAGTGGTTGACTAATCCTCACAATTGGCATTCTTCAAACTTGTTTGTCATTAAGTGGGATGGTCTTCTTTGCACAGTGAATGAAAGATTTGGTCAAAGATTGATCGACGAGCCTAACGACATCGGATTATTGAATGTCGCTGTCATAGACCAAATCAGAATAAAGCGTTACGGAAAGTGTGACGATGAATCGTCAAGTATGGAGGAACAATGATATTCGACAGACTAATAGCATCGACTAGAGTTTACAAGTTTTTACAAGAGTGTTATGACGAACAAGTCACAAAAATTATCGAGATGGCTAATCGCTCTGACAATCTCGAAGAAGAATTGAAGCAGTTGAAAAGTGACCACGCTTTTTTAGTTTCTGAACGCGAAGAGTTTAAAAACACGTTGACTTCATGCGAGGAAAGGTTTGAAGAACTCGAGAGCAAATCGATCGAGCTTATGAACGCAAACATCAAGTTGCAAGATTTTGTAGTGAATCTGCAATGCGAAAATGATCTGTTGAAAAGTGAGTTGACAAGCAGATCAAGCGGCGGAGTTCTTCAATGAAAAACGTTTGTTCGTATTGCGCGTCTGAGCTGTCTTCACGTGTGGAAGTTCAGCTTGAGACTTGCATCAACTGCTTTCACAAAGTAAACGAAAGTTTGAGAGAAGAGAAGTCGAAACGTGAAAAAGCAGAAAATAAGTTGATGGAAACGCTTTCTGCTTTGGATTTTGTCACGAAAAAGTTCGACAGTTTGAACGAAATAGTCATGGACATTCATGCTGGTGAATACGCTTCTGAAAAAGGATTTCCTGAATCGCAGAACCCTTACGAACAAGGAAGCACTCGTTACACTTCTTGGATGTGCGGTTGGGGTAATAACGAAGCGTTCAGAATGGCAAAACAAGTTCTGTCTGTGATCAAGTGGTCTGTCGACAGTCTTGAACTCATTTGCCAGATAGCTAGAGCGAGTGACGATGCAACAGGAGGAGATGTGGTTGCAAAGCTTGAAACTGTCATTTCAAAGTTAGAAAGCATCAAATGAAGATCTTAAGATATCCAAACAAGTCTTTGTCGACTCCAACGAACAAGTGGAATTTCGAAGTCGACAAAGACTTGAATAAGATCGTAGAAGAGATGATGGAAATCATGCACTCGAAAAACGGTGTTGCTTTGGCAGCGAACCAAATAGGAATCATGAAATCAGTCATCGTTGTAGATGAAAGACACACACTTCTGCCTCCAATGTTGATCAATCCCACGATATATCTCAACGGAGAAACGAGATTGAGCAGCGAAGGTTGTTTGTCTTTCCCGGGAATAACCTTGGCAATCGACAGGAGTTTGTCAGTCGATTGCGAATATTATGACGAAAGATTCGTCAGTCACAATTTGAGCGCAGCAAATTTCAACGCTTTCGTTTTACAACACGAGTGCGACCACTTGAACGGTAAAACATTTTTAGACAGGATCTCTAGAAAAGACAAATTCAAAGTCATAGAGTCTATGATGAAGAGGCGAGTTTGAAAACTCCTCTTGAAATTTCTCCGTATTCTCTAGTCCAGGAATTTCTTCGTGACCAACCTTGGAAACTGTTAGTCGTGGTGATCTTGCTCAACAAGACGTCGTCAGTGGCAGCCTTGCCTGTGATGCTTAACATCCTTGAGTCGTGGTCCACCCCCGAGGCCCTCTGTACTGCTGAAATAGGAGATGTGGTGGAAATCCTAAGGCCAATTGGTTTTTATAACCGACGGGCCTCTGCGTTAATCGAGATGAGCAAGGCATTTCTGCGCGGATTCGATGACGTGAAAGAGTTGCCGGGAATCGGAAAGTACGGAGCAGACAGCTATAACATGTTCGTGAAAGGCGAGATAGTGGACGACGTAGAAGACAAAGAATTAAAGAAGTATGTATCATGGGCGAAAACGCAAAACGAAGCTTGAAAGGAAATTAACATGAAATTCTGGAGTTACTACGAGAAAGTTGGTACTGAAGTGAATTACGATATTGATCGTATCGACAACATTGTAACGCTCAAACTTTACATCCCTGGCGTAAAAAAGAAAGACATCGAAGTTTCTTACGACGATAAACTTCTAAGGGTCAAATACCGTTCATTGAAAACGCCTGAATCGGCAGAAAATGAAATTCTAGATTTTCCAGCGTCTAGCTTTGGACCTGATTTTGTGATCTGTGATTCTCAAGCTGCATACGAAGACGGAATATTGTACGTTGATCTCAGAAGCAAAGAACAACAGTTCAAGATTGTGAAAGTGTATTGAGTATTCTGCGAATTGGAATAGTCGGAAGCAGACGAAGAGACAGTCTTCAAGACATGAGGATTGTCTTTTCGATCGTCTCGATGATGAAAGACGTTGACACGAAAAGAAAAATAGTTGTCGTGTCTGGTGCATGCAAGAAAGGAGCAGACAACTTCGCAGCTAGCGCGGCAAAATCTTTTCACGTTGAACTTCTAGAATTTCCTGTTCCAAAAGTGACATATGTTTCACGCTGGGAATACGCGAAAGCTGCGTACGCTAGAAACCTTACGATAGCTGAAAATTCAGACGTTGGTTTCGCCTTAGTCCACGATGACAGGACGGGAGGAACAGAGAACACGATATCTCATTACAACGATTTGAAAAAGCACGTTTTCTTGGTCGATCGTCACGGGAAATTCTACTTAAAATCGCTTGACAAAGAGAACGAAGTTTTTCCGTTGCTAATGCTAGTTTAGCTTAAATGGCAAAGCTGTCGATCTGTAATCGACACGATGAAGGTTCGAATCCTTCAGCTAGCACTTCGACATACGACAAAATCAAATTCTGAAATTCCGTAGTACAATAGTTATCAATGGACGCTACGGAAATGAGGAACAACATTTGACGATGTCGACTCAAACTACGCAGCGTCTTTTGGCCTCGTCATCTAACGGCAGGATAACGGCCCTTCAAGCCGTGAATGCGAGTTCGAACCTCGCCGAGGTCATATGAAAATTCTTGTTCTTGACGACGATGATTTTCGTCACGCGTATTTCGTAGAACAACTCAGCGACACACATGATGTTACAACGACTCGCACTTTCGATGAGTGTATAGCAGCGTTGGCGTCAAGCAAATTCGACTGCGTCATGTTAGATCACGATCTTAACAATTTCAAATATGTTTCTGTCTTGCAAGGCCCAGACTGTGATTTAGAAGCTAACGGCATGGACGTGTGTATGTTCATGATCGAAATGCCAAAAGATTTGAGACCACGTCAAATAATAGTCCACAGCAAGAACAAAGAGCGTGGTGACGACATGGTTTCTGTGCTGAGATGCGCAGGGTTTGACAACGTAACACGCTGGGAGTTCAATCCGACAGTCAATCTTTCGACTAAGAAAGTGAAGCGATGAAACACGTGTATGAAATTTTGCACAAGGTTTTTCCGTGGCTTGTCTGCCGAAGATGCGGTCTCGTGAAGTTGAACAACGAAAAAACTAGAAAAAAGAAATGCTGCGAGGACTGAATTTTTGAGATTGCAGAAGAATTCGTATTCTTGCGGCGTCATCGCGATAATGAACGCGGCAAAATGCTTTCGTAGAAATCTTTCTGAAAATGTTGTAAAAAAATTTACAATGACTACGAAGAAAGATGGAACTGGCGATTTAGGTATCACGACTGCGTTGAAAGAATTCAAGTTCGAATACGAAATTGTCGACACGACAGACTGGAACGTCGCCAACGACTTTGCGATGAATTCGTTGTGCTTCGGATTTCCAGTGATTGTTTGTAGCAACAATATGCAACACTGGATGGTCATAGGCGGTCTGATCGGAAATAATTTCATCGTTTTCGATTCGTCTAATTCTAAAAGAAACAAAAAAGAACATGGCGTGAGAATAATAGAGTCTAAGAGATTGAAAAAAGTGTGGAAGTCAAGCTCTGGCAGATTTTTTGGTGTGAGAGTGAAAGGAAACAGATGAACGACAGAGAACGCGGAGAAGAAGTGTTGCTCGACAAAAATGATTTTTGGGTTTGGTCTTGCAAGAGAGAAAAATACGTAAAGATGAAGTTAAACATCACTTTTCTTAGACATTGGCGATCTTCTTTTGAACTCGTCGGTGAAGTCAAACTCGAAGATCTTTTTTGCATTATGAGAAATATGTCTCCAGATCTTCGACTAGCTATCTCTCTCGTGACTGGAACGGGTAGATCTTTTTCTAACAACCTTGAAGAATGGCAGACAACAAAAAATCCAGATCTTTCAGAAATGAAAGACGTGAGCGCGATAGTCCTGAGCAAGTTGATTGAAATAAACAACTATGGAAAAATAAAAAAGCCTAGTGTGAGCGTATCGTTAGGCTGCAACGGAGAGAATCCCAACAGCAAAATTCCTTGGGGACTCGAGTTTACTCGTTGGAGTGAACTCGCTCAACTTCCAATCAGGATCGTCGATCACGTCGAGCTTGAAGAAACGAAGTGGAAGAAGTGCAAGAAGGTGTTTTACGAGCGAACGATCAATCGCGAAATAGACAAAGTCAAGATTAGAAAGTTGTATGATTCGTTCAGCCTTTCTGACTTCTTTTGCTGTTTGTTTGACGATCTCTGCTTCTGCGATCACTCGAAAGTGAAATTCGCTCGAAATAGCTCAGACGTCGCCGAAGCACGCAAAAAGTAGTCAATATGGTTTCATGGCTAATTAAATTTGGATGAGCTCGATGCAACGGCGTGATTCGAGCGTACCAAACGGAGCCAAACCATGAGTGACTTCTACGTAGCACACAAAAGAGTTCAGCAGGCTGAGGGAGGGTATGCTAACGTCAAGAATGACAAAGGCGGTCCTACCATGTGGGGTGTTTCTAGCTTGATAGTCAAACGTCTTGGACTCAAACCAAGAGATCTCGATATAGACGTTGACGACTGGGGAGATTACACGATCATACGAAAATTGCCTCTTGCGACGTCTGTTAAATTCTACAAGAAATATTTTTGGGATCCGTTCAAATACGAATTCGTGTCAGATCAGATTTCAGCTACAAAGATCTACGACTTTGGAGTAAACGCTTCTCCGCGTAATGCTATAATTGTAGCTCAAAGAGCAGCTTCTCTTCCTGCGGAAGAGCAAGACGGAATTCTTGGACCGAAAAGCTTGCTTGCGATAAATTCTATGGGGAAAACGTTTGTCGATGCGATGTGCATAACTCAAAAAAAATATTACAATGATCTTATCAAGAGAGATCCCTCTCAGGAAATTTTCAGAAAGAACTGGGAATTCAGAGCGTCGTGGCGAGGATGATAAGTAATTGATATCATTAACGTATTAGTATTTATTTTCTGTATTAGGAAAAATAAATGCCTTTAACAAATAGTTCAATTAGCTATTTAAGGGGATTAGCAAATTGACTTGAAAATAGTTCAATAGTGATAAAGTAGAATAGTTGATTAGATCTAAATCATATAAGACTAGATTATACAGGATGAGTCAAATGAAAGCTCAACTTAGCAAAGAAGGCAGAGACTTCCTTCGCCGCGCTGGCGAAGAAAAACGACTCCGCCTCGCCCTGGTCGAGATGAAGGAAGAGAACAGTGTTGCGAAGACCGTAATCGCATTCTGTCACGAAGACAAGAAGTTCGAGATTACACGAGGGCGCCCGCTGTCGTCAAACAAATTGTGTCACTGTGTTATCGAGGCCGCGTGAATGTCATCCAAACAAGAACTTGCAGATAGAGTAATCCAGCTTGAACTTGCAGATAGAGTAATCCAGCTTGAACTGGCGAACAAAGAGCTTCAAGACAAGATCACAGAATTGACTCCAACTGAATTTATCGAACAAGTTTTCGTAGTAAACGGAAACGATTTCAAAGTTTCTAGAATCGAAAGAATGAAAGATCTTAACGAGCAGTGGAAGAAGAGTCTGGTCTTCGATGACGATCTTGTCGTTCTTTTGAAGAAAGTGTAAGTGCTTCTTGCCTTCACTTCCAGATAGAATTTCTTTCAGCGCTTGGCAGTCTTACAAAAACGGCTGTCAGATGCGTTGGAAACTTGACGTAGTTGACTGTCACTTCGAACAATCGTTTGGCGTTCATTTGGACTTTGGAACTTCAATCCACAAGTCTATAGAACGTTACAAAACGAAGAAAGATTCGTTGTCTATCGCTGACACGATAATATTTTTTGAGAAGATGTTCAGAGAGTTGTTCGAAAAGAACAAAGACAAATACAGAGAAAAAGAACGAACAGCAGGTCCAGAGATATTCGTCTCTGCTGGCAAGAGAATTCTTGAAGAATTTGACTCGTGTGAAGAATTAAGAAATGCAGAAGTGATGTTCAACGAACACGAGATAAGAATTCCGATAGGAAGAACTGACAACATCAAGATTGATTTCAAAGGTTTCATCGACTTCGTGATCAAGACAAAAGACGTAAGAGGAAACACGATACTATATGTTATTGACTTCAAGACGTGCTCTTTCGGATGGACGATCGACAAAAGAAGAGACAGAAACTTGCATGCTCAGTTGTTTCTGTACAAACATTTCTTGTGCAAGAAATTCAATTTAGACCCCAAAAACGTCAGAGTTGCGTTCGTATTGCTGAAGAGAACGCCACCGAAGGGTTCGCCTGCAATCGAATTTTTTCCGGTCAGCGCCGGTCCAGTGTCGGTCCAAAGAGCTCTTGACGATATCAACGCAGATATAACAGACATGGATAAGAGATTGAACGAAGGAACTATTCGTCATAACAAAGACATGTGCGTGAGCAAATACGGCGACAAGTGCCCGTACAACGGTTCTGAACTTTGCGAAGGTTGGAAAACGACGAAGTAGGAACAACTAGATAAGTTCACGAGGTCAAAATGGAAAATGATAGAATCAAAGTTCTTTTTTTAGCCGATCATCCGATGGTTAGTTCGGGTGTCGGAAGTCAAGCTCGTTACGTCATGGAAGGACTTCTTGCTACTGGACGTTTCAAGTTTTACTGTTTCGGCGGCGCCGTCAAACATCCTGATTACAGATTGCAGCAAATATCGCCAGAAAAGTTTGGAGAAGGAAACTGGATTGTTCAGCCAGTCGACGGATACGGAAGCAAAGAACAGATGCGAGTAGCTCTTCGTGAACAGAAGCCAGATGTTGTCGTTCTTTTCACTGACCCTCGACAGTTTGTTTGGGTTTGGGAGATGGAAGACGAAATCAGAAAGCAATGCCCCATCGTGTATTGGCACGTCTGGGACAACGATCCAGCTCCGAAGTTCAACATGCCTTTTTACGATAGCAACGATCATATCTCTGCGTTGTCCATGAAGACGTATAAGATGCTGAAAGAGTTAGAATTTAAACGTTGCAACTACATTCCGCACGCTGTAGATCCAAACGTCTTTAAGCCAGTGTCTGAAGACGAATGCAAGAAGTTCAAACTTGAAAGATTTGGTCCCCACACTGACAAAGATTTCGTTCTTTTCTGGAACAACAGAAATGCTCGTAGAAAGATGACGGGAGACGTCATAGCGACGTTCGCAAAGTTCGCAAAGAAGATTGGAAAAAACAAAGTCGCTCTCGTGATGCACACGCAGATAGGCGATCCTGAAGGCCAGGACATCATATCTGTCGCGAAGTGTTTTGACATCGAAAGTAGCTTAGTAGTATCTCAAGACAGAGTGCCACCAGAATTCATGAACATGTTTTACAACGCTTGTGATTGCACGATCAACATCGCCAACAACGAAGGATTCGGGTTGGGAACTCTTGAAAGTCTGATGGCTGGAACGCCAATCGTCGTCAACATGACGGGCGGCTTACAGTATCAAATTGGCGACTGGTACGATGATCTCGACAACGTGTTTGATCAGGACGAGTTGCTCTCGATTGCGAAGAAACGCTACAACAAGTCTCTTAACGGTCAAGGAAATTTCAAGTGGTGGGGCATACCTCTTTTTCCAGCGTCTCGTTCTTGCACTGGCTCGCAACAGATTCCATACATCTATGATGACCGTGTTTCTCATAACGACGTCGTAAATGCGTTAACAAAGTTGTACGAACTCGGAAGAAGCGGAAGAAGAGAACTTGGTTCGCAAGCAAGTAATTGGGCGCGTAAGACGTTCAATTTCGACGACATGATCGTTTCTTGGGACAAGATGCTGACAGAACAAGTCAAATTGTACAAGATGCTGACTGTCAGAGATAACGATCTCAAGATTGTAACGATATAAAATTTCGTTGTATAATTGTTATCATCGAAAGGAGAGCATTATGAGCGTGCTTGTCACTGGTGGCGCTGGCTTCATCGGATCTCACATCGTTGACGAATTGATGGTGCAAGGTCATGAAGTGACAATCGTAGACGACCTTTCAGAAGGTACTCTCGAAAACATCAAAGGCTGGAAGGGAAATCCAAAGCTTGAATTTGTTAGAGGAAACATATGCGATTTTGATTTGATGAAACGCGTGTGTGCTAACAAAGCGTGGATTTTCCATCTCGCCGCGTCTTCTCGAATTCAACCTTCTATAAACGATCCTTTTGTAGCTTGGCGGCCGAACTGCGTAGGAACGATGAACGTTCTTGAAGCAGCGCGAATAAATGGAGTAAAGAGAGTGGTGTACTCTGCTTCTTCGTCTGCTTACGGCGCAGAAAATGCGAAAGTAGTTGAGTCGGGACGCGGTCTTACGGAAGACTTAAAGACTGACTGCAACAGTCCGTATTCTTTCAGCAAACTCTTCGGTGAAGAATTGTGCGCGTTTTACAACAAGATTTACGGTTTGTCGACTGTGTCGTTGCGTTACTTCAACGTTTATGGTCCTAGACATCAAGAGGAAGGTAACTACGCCACCGTGATAGCGATCTTCAAAAAGCAAAAGCGCAGAGGACAAAAGCTGACAGTAGTCGGTGACGGTACGCAACGACGTGATTTTACTTTCGTAGGTGACGTTGTGAAAGCAAACGTTTTGGCTGCCATGAATCGCGATGTCGGTGGAACGATAAACATAGGAACGGGCAAAAATCACAGTATCCTAGAGATAGCGGCGTTTGTTGGCGGTGATGTCGAATTCATCCCTCCCAGAAAAGGAGAGTACAAGCTTACTCTCGCAGATTCATCGAAAGCTTTTGAACTTCTCGGGTGGAAAGCTAGCGTCGATATAATTGATGGTTTGAAGATCACTGAAGAATACGAGAGACGTTTCCCTCGTGGCCTCATTTTTGTTTGACAACGGAGAACGAATGAAGAAACTTCTTTTTTGGGGACCTGTTTTGACGTGCAGCGGCTACGGTCATCACGCTCGCCAGTTGCTTAAGTTCATTCTCAGATCCGGAGAATTCGATGTAAGCGTCGTTGCTGTCAACTGGGGTTCGACTCCTTTTCTTGACGTGAACGACAAATTCGCTGAAGAAATTTCAGTTCTTCAAAAGAAGCATGAATTTGGCGACAAAAAGTACGATGTCGCAATTCAGGTCACTATACCAAACGAATTCAAGAGGATGGCACCGATTCACATTGGAGTAACTGCTGGCATTGAAGTGGACAGAGTTTCTCCTGAGTGGATCATAAAGGCTAACAACGAAGTTGATCTTGTGATCGTTCCTTCAAGACATTCAGCTGAGACATACGCTAACATCGTTTACACGAACGCAAACGGCGAACAGCTGAAATTGAATAAACCACTCGTCGTTCTTCCAGAAGCTGTTGATTCCAAAGTTTTCAACACGACAAAAGTCTCGAGTGATTTGCTTCTTGAATCTGACTTCAACTTTTTGTCTGTTGGACTTGGCTTCGACAAGCCAGTTGGCGAGGATAGAAAAAATCTTGGTTTGCTCGTGAAGTATTTCTGTGAAACGTTCGCTGGCAACAAGAATGTTGGCCTTGTTCTCAAGTCTGGAATAGTTGGTAACTCAGTCATCGATTACGAAACGTGTAGGAATAGAATACAGCAGATCAAGGCTTCTACAAACTGCGGCGAATATCCGAGGGTCAAGCTTATTCACGGTCGTTTGACAGATGCGAAGCTTGCTGAGTTGTATAAGCACCCGAAAATTAAGTCTTACGTGTCTTTCACACACGGCGAGGGATACGGTTTGCCTATGATAGAAGCTGCAGCGTGTGGACTTCCAGTGCTTGTGACGAACTGGTCGGGTCATTTGGATTTCTTGCATCTCATTGACGGGAAAAAGAGATTCGTTCCGATTGAATACGATCTCACTGAGATTCCTCAGTCTTCAGTTTGGAACGGAGTGATGGAGAAAGGAACACGTTGGGCGTCTGTCAAAGAACAAGATGCTAAAATGAAGATGAAGAAAATCAGCTTGAGCGTCGACAAACCAAAAGAATGGGCGCTTGAACTTGCTTCTAGGATTTCTTTGGAGTTTAGCGAAGAAAAGTTGGGAGCGCAATTCATTGATGTGCTGTCTCAGCTAATTTCTTCTGCGAACGTCGTTACTCATTCAAGCAATAAAGACTTTGTTAAATCTCGTTTGACTGACATGCTGAATGTCGGTGACAAGAAAACGTTGATTTACACGATGCCTATGTCTGCAGGAGATGTGTTCGTTTCTACGGCGATCGTCGATTCTTTGAGAAAGAAGTTTCCAGATCATTTTTTGATTTTTGCTACAGACTCAAAGTATATGGACATTTTGAAGTCAAACGCAAGTATAGACGCAGTCATTCGATTTGAGAATTGGATGACGAATGTCGGTGAGCTTGAGAATGTTTTTAACGAAGTTTACACTCCGAATCTCGCAGTTCAGCTTGGCACTTCTAATTGGGTTCATGGAGGAAAAGGAAGAAAGCTCGTAGAGGAATTCGCTGCTCAGTGTCAAGTTGAACTCGGTAAGTACTTTATTCAAACTGAACGAGTAGAAGGACTTCCTGAAAAGTACATCGTGTTTCATCCAGGTTCTGGAAAAGGACAATGGGAAGCTAGGAATTACAAAAAGTGGAAGAAAGTCATTCACAATCTCAAGCGAATGACAGGTCTTTCAGTTGTTCAAGTTGGCGCTGAAGACGATGCTACGTTCGAAGGTGTCGAAGATTTTAGAGGAAAAACGAACTACAACCAATTAGCCTTCGTGATACAAAGCGCGAAGTGTCTTGTAGGGATAGACAGCGTTTCGATGCACATCGCTGACGCGTTACGAACTCCGTACGTTTCTTTGTTCGGAAGTTCGTATCCAAGTTCGACAGGACCAGCTAAATCTTTTGGAGCTTTGCTGGAGACTCCCGACAGACTGGGATGCAAGAAAGCGTGTTACAAATATCAGTGTAAGGTTGACAAGGACAATTCGTGTATCAATCAGATTGATCCTGAACTGGTAGTCAAGTCAGTCGTAGAAAGAGTCGGAACAAACGGAAATCTTGTTATGTACGACGATGTTCGTCCGAAGATTGCAGGTTACACACACGTTCTCAACGCTGAGAGCCATGGTTTCCCGTATATCCAATCGATCAAATCGATGCTTGGATTTTGCGACGAAGTAGTAGTAGTAGACGGCGGTTCAAACGACGGAACTGTCGAAAAGATAAACGCTATCGGAGACGAGCGTGTCAAACTCATCGAGCATTTGTGGGACTCAAACGAACCCGGCATGGATGGATTGCAGAAAGCTTTCGGACGTGCTATGTGTTCTGTCAGTCCAGACGATTTCCTGTGGCAACAGGACGCAGACGAAGTTGTTTCTGAGAGAGATTACGAAAAGATCAAAAAGTTAGCAGACGCATTTCCAAGTGATGTTGACATTCTTCACTTGCCAGTAGTTGAACTTTGGGGTGACACTGAAACTGTTAGAACTGACAGACACTCGTGGAAGTGGCGCCTCACGAGAAACAATTTTAAAGTGACTCACGGAATCAACAAAGACGCTAGAGCGTTCGATGAAAAGACGGGAATGACTTACGCGAAGAAAGGCATGAGCGACGGATGCGAATTCATCGACATCATGAATAACGAGTTTCTTCCGCACAAGGGCTTTTACACTCAGGAGCTTGAGCACCTTCGTTTGACAAATCCAGACGAGTATGGAAGAAGGATGAACGATATTTTCAAAAATCTTCCTAGTGTTTTTCATTTTTCGTGGGCAAACATCGAGCGAAAGATAAACGATTTCAAGAGCTTTTGGAACGTCCAGTGGAGCAAACTTTACAACGATCCTGAGCCGCTCGATCGTTTTCCTGATGTGAAGACAGACGAAGATGTCAAACGTAAAGCTCTTGAACTTAAGTTTCGAGGTGGTGAACACGGAAATGCAAAAACGTTCAAGCTCAGTGTCGCAATTCCCGAGATCATGAAAGGTTGGATGTAAATGACGATCATCACCGATATCTTCGTCACTACCAAAAATCGTCCAGGACTTCTTGACATGTGCTTGTCATCTCTGAGAAAGAATACTCCAAGAAATCAATATAGGATGACGATGGTGTGCGACGGTTTCGACGAAGAGACTCGAAAAATTCTTGACAAGAACATTGATCTGATTGACTACGTTTTGACAAATTCTCGCAACGAAGGTCTTGGCCCGTCAATCAACATGGCGCTTGCGCACATCGATACTCTGAAGAGATGGGAAGGAACAAAACTGTTTGGCTTGACGACATACGTGCAAGACGATGTGTTGTTTTCAAACGATTGGTTGATGAAGTTGTCATCGAAATTTTTGCAGCTTAGCGGGCCGCTTAAACTCGGATTTGCGTCTGGAGTAGAATGTGTTGAACATCCTCTCAGGAGAGTCCTTGGAAATGGAATGATCTTGAAGGACTGGATTCGTGCTACAAACATGATGAGTTTTCATGATTACTGGATGTCTATGTGGCCAATAGACAGAATTGATCCAGAGACTGGTAGAGAACGAGGGAAGCCAAATGACGGCCTAGGAAGCGGTGTTGACTGGTGGATGATCAGAAATCACGTCAATTCAGTTTGCAGGACAGGCCGCACCAACTTAGTGATGCCAGGACTTCTGCAACACGCTGGATTTGCAGATTCTACGTGGCTCAAGAGAGAACTTCCTGAAAGTCTTGATGACAAGAAAAAGATCAAGGAGAATTCATGTCGTTAGTTTTAGTCTCGTTTACACCTCTCGAATCTTCAGGAGGTGTTCCGAGATTCAACAGAGATCTTGCTTCTTGTTTTCATGGAGCTAAACATTTCTCATGGTGGGATTTTCCAGAACATGACACGTATCAAACGTACGAGTGGGACAGAGCGAAGATTTTGTCTCGTTACTTGTTGTGGACTAAGAAAGTAAAACCAAAAGATGTAGTAGTTGCTGATAGCTTTTGGGCTGACGGATTTGACCCAAGAAAAACAGTGTGTGTTCGTCACGGTATTTGGAGCCATTCGACAAAAGACGACGTAGACTCAGGTAAGGCGGCAGATTTTCCGCTGCACCATGCTGCTCAAGTTGCTCATACTAAGAGACATCTCGCAGCTGGTGGAAAACTAGTTGCAGTATCTGACTTTGTTTCAGAGCAGATGACTTTGCAATGGAATTTCCCGTCTACTGTGATAAACAATTCCATAGACTTGAATAGTTTCAAACCTCCGATTAGCAAGCTTAAGTTAGACAAGCCTCTTGTAATTCACGGTGTCACAAACGCAAACAAAGGATTTGAACACATCGAGGCAGTGAAAGACGTTTTGGGCGATGAAGCTGACGTTTTGCTTTTGGACGACGCGGCTCGAAAATTTGGCATCGATAAATATGAAGTGCTCGGAAATGCTACGATGGTGGTTCAGCCTAGCGCCTACGAAGGAAATTCTTTTTTTGTGTTAGAATGCCTTGCGTGCGACGTTCCTATAGTCGCATACAACGTTGGCTTGCTTCATTCACTTTCGAAGATTTGCAAGAGCGAAGGTGACAAGGAATGTTGTGTGGGAGCAATCATAGATAGAAAATATCGTTCACCGAAAGAGACTGCAAAAGTTTCAAAGTTTATTTTCGATTCGATTGTCAGAGAACGCTCGATGTACCAGCCTAGAAAAGCAGCATGTCATTTCTCGAAAGAGCGATTCAGCACAGAGTGGGAATCTTTTTTAAAGGAAAATTATGGCATGCACTTTACGAGTTGACGATTTTCCAGGAACGAAACCGGCAGAATTTTGGCGACATAACTTAGAGAGTTTCAAACTGTTCGACGAAGTTCTCGCAGATCACGTGTCTAATTACGTTCTAGGCGTCATTCCTCGTCACACTACTCAAGAGCAAATCGATTGGCTAGCAGAGAATCCTCGCGTCGAAGCAGCGTTACATGGAATTCTTCACGATGAAAAGTATCTTGACGAGTTCAAGGAGTTTGAGACTGAAGACGACATTTACAGAAAAATCATGTCAACAATTCCAAGACTTCAAAATATCAACGGATCTGGCAGAATAACTAGTTACATCGCTCCTCACAACGTGATTTCGTTGAAGACTGCGAAAGCGCTTAAACGAGCTGGCTTCACTACTCTTTTTTCAGGTCCTGGAGCAGATTCAAAAGTGATTAACGTAATCGAAAAAGAAAGCATTCTTGAAGTAAAGACGAGTCAATTCCCGTATTTCTACGGGCGAACAGACGAAATCATGAAGTGTCCAGAGTTTGAAGAATATTATGCAGATGCGTCAGCGCTTCCGGGATACGCTTTGACGCTTCATTTTCCGTGGGAAACGAATATCGGGTTTGAACATCTCGAAACATTCATGAAAAAAGTTGGATATGCATTTTGGAGCGAGTCATGAAAGTGGGCAAGTACATACACTCAGTTGAAAGTTTGAAAGGCATTATTAAAGATGAAACAATCGAAGTCGCTCCTCGGTCTTTGTTCGTTTCAATTTGGGTTGAGGTCAAAACAAAAAATAATGTTGTTTGCGACGACGCGATGTGTTATGAACACGGCGCGCTACACACGCATGAAATAACATCGACTGATTACGAGCGCAGAATCGTAAGATACGACATGACAGAGGGTTCATGAAAGTTCTTTTCATAGACGCTCGTTCAGGTGGCGACTTCACTATGGACGCAGTTCTTGCAGGTTTAGTGTTGAAACTTGGTCCTGAGAATGTCGTTAGATGGCCGCCGCAGAAAAAGCATCGCGAAGGAATCCCGATCACAACTGGTGACAAAGAACGAGATTATGGTGCAGAACGTCGTTCTTTGTGTTACACTAGTCTAAACGATCGTTTGATCGATTATTCTAAAAATGAAGTAAACGAGTTGTTGAAAAATCACGAAATAGATTACGTGTTCGTCGATGAACGCCTCGAAAGTTTTCAGCTTTACTTGGAGACATTCGCGAGATTTTACAAAACTAAAATCATCGTGATCGCTGGACATGACAAGTTTAACAACGAAAGAGTCACTCCAAGCACTCTTTTTTACATGTATGAAAATTTGTTCTTGTCTTTCGTTGACAACTGGCGTCCTCAATACGATCAACTCAAAAATGTTCGTCCGATGTCTTACGCTGCAAATTTTGATCATCTTTGGGACGTTGAAAATAGAGAAAAATATTTGAGCGAGAAGGTTTACGACATCTTCTTTATGGGTTACAATAGCAACAAGAGTAGAGCGAAGATAATAGATCATGTTGCACGGAAATATTCAAAATTGAATAACACTCTTTTTGTCGAGTGCAGGCCTGACACTTTTGACAGCTTCGTGATGAAGAGAGATTACTTCAGAACGATGGCTCAATCAAAGATTTGCATAAATTTGAACGGTGACGCAGAATGCGGCAAGGCTCTTCGCTTTTACGAGATTCCATACGTAGGTTCGTTCATGCTGTCGCAGCGTTTCGCTGGTAAACAAGTTCATCCTTTCGTCGACAACGAACATTGCGTGTATTTCTCAGATTTGTTCGAGCTTGACAAGTGCATAGACATAGCGCTTGAAGATGAAGAAGAGAGAGAGAAAATCGCCAACGCGGGTCATGAACACTTGACAAGATATCATACCGCGCTAGCCAGAGTCAACTACATGTTTGAGGAATTGAATGGACAAACAAGCGTTATACGATAACATAGCGTCAAGAAAATTCAAGCCGAAGGATCTAGAACCGTATGACGGAAACAACGGTAGAGTGAACAGATGCGAGAAGTTGATCCGCTCAGGCAAGCTTGCGTCAGGAGGCTCGCTTCTTGACATCGGTGGAGGCATCGGTGACCTGGGTTATTCTGTGAGAGATTTGTTCGAGCGGAGAGTGATCGTAGACATTTCGTCGAAAAATCTCAGCGCAGCAACAGCGAAAGGAAACGAAGCTATAGTCGCAGACATAGACGAAGCTGGTATCCCAATCAAATTTGCTAATGGGTTCGCGGGCTTTACGCTCGTCACCGCCCTTGATTTCATTGAACACATAATAGATCCAGAAAATTTTGCTAGAGAATGTTTTCGTGTTTTAAGATCGGGCGGACACGTTTTCGTGAACACGCCCAACATTCAATATTTTCAGCATCTCAAAACTTTGTTACATGAAGAAAGATTTCCGCATACGTCTGGAGATCATGAAGTCTTTCACGGAGGACATCTAGCGTTTTTCACGTATCTAGATCTTCAAAAGATATTTCTCGAAGCAGGCTTCATGGGATTTGAACAGATAAAAGATGAAGAGGGGTTTGCACAGCCTCCTCAATCGTATGTCGATTTGCTAAAGCCGAGGAATCAAAATCATTACGTAGAATGTTGTATGAGACTTGGAAACCCAAACCTTTTGTTTAAGGCAATCAAACCGTGAGGACAATAACATGATCGAACCGAATATCTATTGCAAAGTTTGTGGCATGGTGATGTCATGCGTATCTGAATTCTACAAAATAAACAAAAAAAGGCCTGTAGTGCTCGAGATAGGATGCGCTGACGGACAGGGAGTTATGAGATACGCTGGATTTTGCGAACGTGTCGTATGCGTCGACCCGATGGTGAAAGACCGGCCTGACGTTTTTTCGCAAAAGAAATGCGTGTTCGAAGCCAACAAGGAAAAATTGGACATCTTCAAGAGAAGAACGTCAGAATTTCCAGTTCAACTCGTGATAGGGTGTTCGTTGTGGGATGAAACGATTGCTGAAGTGAAGAACGTTCTGGGCAAAGATAAGATTGATATTCTCGTCATAGACGGCTGTCATCATCCATTTGACGCAGTGTGGGGAGATTTTCGATTGTACTATCCGCTAGTCTCGAAGGGAGGATTCGTAGTGTTCGACGATCTTTACGAAGACTGCATACTACAGGCGTACAACAAGGCGATGAACGATCACAGCATGAAAGAATTTGATAGATGGTCCATCAGACTTCCACAAATTTTGCAGGACACTGCAGCTCTGATCAAGACTGAAGAGTGACATGAACATCGACAACAACGAGTTTTTTGAAGATCTCGCGATGCTTAATTCTGTTTTTCATCTTCGCGCCAGCAATTGGAGAGAATTGTCTTTCAACGCGAATGTGATCGTTTGCGGATTGAACAAGTCTCCAAAAGGAAAGTGGCTTCCTGTTTTGAAGAGGTTGATCGAAAAGGGACTTGTTGTTCGTGAAGCATATGAATACATGTTGACTATGCCAGGCAGGGAAGAGTATGTCAAACACGTCGAGCAGCTTAGAAATTGCTTGTCAAGAGTCGACGGGTTCTTTTTCGCGTGAAGATACTTTATTGCAAGTGTTTCGGACTGGGAAACGCAGTTCAAGCGATTCCAGCGATCAAAGCTCTTCAACAAACATATGGCTCCGACAACGTTGACATACTTGTTGGAAATTTGCCAGATGACGTCGGTGCGCTGAACGTTTTGAACCATATGGCTATAGGTGGTGGGAAAATTTGTGTGAACAGTGCCATCGAGCGTCACTACGACGTCGCCGTGTGCGCCATTCCATATGATGGAAGGTGGAAGAACGGAGCGCACTTTTTCGCAGACAAAGTCGTCGACGGAAGAACTCGACCTGATCCAAAAACGACGGGTCTCGTTTCATGGAAGTATCATGAATCTGAATATCAGATGGACAACGCTCGTTTGCTTGGTTTTTACGGAAAGACTCCCTCGTGCCAATTTCTTCCATTCGTCGACAAAGATCCAGATTTGATTTATCTTGGGATAGGATACAAGAAAGATTCGAGTAACTTTTGGTCTGTCAAGCACTGGGGAAACGCGAACTACGCTGCTCTTGTAAAAATGATTTTGAGCGAATATCCCAACAAACGAGTTGTGACGTCTGGAGACATGCTCGATTTGAAGTTGTCAATTTCTCAAATTTCTAGCTTGGTTAGAGACAAGAACAGATTCTCGTTTTACGCTCCATGTCGAATTCCAGATATGTTTAATCTCATTTCAAAATGTTCAGCTTACGTAGGAAACGACACTGGGACAATGCACGTCGCGTCAAGCTGCGGACTCGATGTCTTGTCGATGTTCTTTCTCGACAATTCGTTCATAAAGTCTAGTCCTCTTCGTGTGAATGAGAAGCAAAAGATAAAAAAGTTGTATGGCGCCGGCGCTTTTCGTAGTATAATGACTCCACAACGAATCATGGAAAAGCTAAGGGAGATATTGACGTGAGACATCTTTTGGCAGAAGAAGACAAAATGCTTGAAGCGTTTGACTTGATGGCTAGGAACAAAGGATCTTTCAACGACGCGCATGGAAATTTGTCGTATTTTGTCGATGAGACTTGTGACATGCTCATAAAGCCAAGCGGAGTGCAATACGAAGAGATTGTGTTGCCTCAGCAGATTTGTTGTATCGTGTCAGACGAGATTGATCCTGTTTCGTTTCATTGCGCCAAAGACGATAGAAGGCTTAGTCAGCTTAAACCCTCAGTTGACACGATTCATCATCTTGAGATCTATCATAGAAATACAGGGATTAAATCAATTTGTCACACTCATTCTCCCAACGTGACTGCTCATGCGATGGCAAACATGAGCATGCTTTGTTATTGCACTGAGCAAGCAGACATGTTTGGCGGCGACGTTAATTGTCTTCCTTACATGGACCTATCAGAGTGGGGAGTTCTTGTCGGTGATGAACTCGCCGAGACTCTTGGCATCGACAACAGAAATTCAAAGAATGCCATTCTTCTTGGGAATCATGGAGCGCTTACGTTTGCCGACGATCCAGTTAGCGCAGTGAAACTTGCCATCTCGCTGGAGAATTTGGCTACAAAGAACATGCTGATGCAAACGTTGCTCATGGGAAACAAACAAGATAGACTTCTTTCTAAGAAAGAGATCGATAGCTGGCGCAAGAGATACGTGACTTCGTATGGACAAGAGAATGAACAGTAAAACAATTTACATCACTTCTGATCACAACGGTAACGCAGCGAGAGCTTACATCACGAAGTTCTTGACTAAGATTGGATATGATCCTGTCGATCTCGGTCCAGATTACGAAACGAAAGTCGATTACGTGGACTACGCGATCAAGCTTTGTAAACTCGTTAACGACGAATACGGTAGCAGAGGGATTTTGATTTGCGGAACTGGCACGGGAATGTCAATCGTCGCTAACAGGTTTCAGCACATCAGAGCAGGTCTCGCGACAGACAGGGCTACTGCTGAATTAATGCGTCAGCACAACGATTGCAACGTGTTAGTGCTTGGTCAGTGGCGTACTCCTCTTGGAGGCATGGACGAACTGATTGAGACATTTTTGAGCACTAAGTTCGAAGGTGGTAGACATGTTTCCAGGGTCCAGAGGTTGGGAGAGATAAAGTGAAAAGAAAGTCACAAAAAGTAGTAGTGATCGGTGACGTGATTCTCGACGAGTATGTCTATTGCAAAAGACGGGGATTGTCTGCAGAAACTCCAACCATAGTCGTAGAGAAAGAACGCACTGAGACGTTTGTCGGCGGAGCAGGCTTGGTCGTCAGAAATCTGCTGAGACTTGGAGACGAAGTAACGCTTTTCACGATTGCAGATCGTTCTTTGAAAAATCTTTTCTTCAACAGTTCAGATCGAATAGATGAGTTGGAAGGTTTAAGATTAGCATCATACTTTGTGGTATATCCTGATTGTCCACAAGATTGGACCATCACAAAGAAGACACGTTTCTTTGCTGAAGGTTACAAGATGTTTCAGGTTGACGAGCTTAACAAGGGAACTTGGAATGATGATCTTGTTAAATCATTTTTGAAAAACTTAGACAATCATTTGTCTGCGAATGCAGCAGACGCTATCGTGATGTGTGACAACAGACACGGAATGTTTTCAGAAGATGTAGTCAAGGGCATCATCCAGCTTTCTCATCAGTATTCTATTCTCACGTTTGTTGATAGTCAGATTTCTGCGATGAACGGAAGCAATCACGACATGTATTCTGGAGTAGACTTAATGCTCATGAACGAGAATGAGCTTGAAAAGGCGTTTTCAAAGCATAGAATTGCAATCAACGTTTCACGTGACTACAAAGCAAAACGATTGGCTGAACAATTTCATTCTGATATCGTGTTGAAGCTCGGCAGCGAAGGAGTGAAGACGTTTAGCTGTGATTCACGTTCACACACATCTCGTGGATTCAAAGTTGACGTAAAAGACACTTGCGGCGCGGGCGACGCTTTTTTGGCTGCGCTTGTTCACAGTGGAGATTTGACGTTTGCGAACAAGTGGGCGGCGCTTTCTACAACATACGTAGGCACAGTTGTTCCAAAGAACGAAGATTTGAGAAAGGTGAAACGATGAACGATGACAGACTTTTGTTTCTTGACACAGCTAACTTCGATGACATTGACAAGTTTTTGGGGACGGGAGCGATAAGAGGTGTGACGACTAATCCTTCTCTCGTCGCGAAGGAAGAAAAGAAGTGCGCGTACAGCGACATGATCAAAAATTTGATCGTTCTCGTTAATGACAAGGGAATGCGTGTTGGCAGAAAGTTTCATTTGAGCGTTGAAGTCATAGAAACTTCTGCTGACAAGATGCTCGAGCAAGCGCTTTCATTCGATGAAGTCAGTAGGACACACCAGTGCGTAGATCTTTTCGTAAAGATCCCAGTGACGTTTGACAATCTCAATCTTATCTCTCGTCTTACGAGAAAAAACGTGGATATCAACGCGACTTGTTGTATGACGGCGCTTCAAGCTAAGATGGCTCAGGACGCTGGCGCTGGTATAGTGTCGTTTTTCTACAACAGGATCAAAGACGGTGGATCAGATCCAAATTATGTCTTGCAAGATTTCGCTGACATCAGAAACAAAGAAGTCAAAGTCATCTGCGGCAGTATAAGAAAGCCTGATGACGTGTTCAGAGCGTGGACAAACGGGTCTGACATCGTCACTGCGTCAACGAAAGTAATTCGAGATATGCTGCAACATGATCAGACTGACAGGGCGATCAAACAATTTGAGGAGGACATCACTAAATGGCAAAGTTAGAAAAAGTTGACGGAAATGAACAAAAGATAGTCAGACGTGGCTGGGGAAAAGAAATCTGGATAGAAAATATTCAAGATTATTGTGGAAAGTTGTTGATTGTGGAAGCCGGAAAAAGAGGTTCTCTTCATTTTCACATGAACAAGTTAGAGACTATGTACTTGCAAAGCGGCAGAATTGATCTGAAGATGGTCGATCCAGACACCGGAAAGCCATATATTATTTGTCTTTTTCCAGGAGATTCAGTCAGAATTCTTCGTGGTCAAGTGCATCAGATAATAGGGATCGAAGCCAGCGAGCTATTTGAGTTCAGCACTATTCATGACGAAAGAGATAGCCTTCGCGTAGAAAAGGGTGATTGAAATGTCGTATATCGAGAATCCTAAAACAAAAGGAAGCGGAATAATTTGCGCAATTCCGCAAGTCGGTCAGTGCCCAGTTAAATGCGATGATTGTTTTTTTCAGTCTGGACGTTCTTATCTTGAACCTCTAGAAAAAAATCTGCCAAATCTTCCTGATGTCGATGAATCGAATGGATTCATAGTGAGAATGAATGACGGAAATGACAGCAACAACCAAAGAGATGTTGTTGTCAAAGCTGCTTCTGAATATCGCGATGCATTTTACAACACGTCGATGCCGCTGAATCTTGCAGATTTTGACAGACCTGTTGTCTTGACAGTCAATCCCGGAAAAATGACCGACAAGGCAGCACATCTAATCGAAATTTCTAAAAACTTGATGTTCGTTAGGTTCAGGATAAACGCTTGGAATTTAGAATTAGCAGATAGAGTCGTAAAACATTACACGAACGGACGAGTAAAAGTTCCAGTAGTAATGACGTTTATGGCGTATTACACTAGTCAAATTCCAAAAGAGTATGCCGACAAATATTCGCTTAAGAAGCGCACATTAAATGAATATCTAGTGATACTTCCTAGCGAATGGAAGAAAATAATGGACGTGTATGCAGACAACGCTTACGTATACTCTTGTGGAAAAGATTCGTCTACGCACTCGTGCAGTCGTTGCGGAAATTGTTTGAGAGAATATTTCAATTCGAAAGTAAGGATGTCAAACAAGTGAGATTCAACATCATCGGTGCGTTTAAACGTAACTTTCCGTTTGGCACGGAAATTGCTTTTCAAAAAGGTCTTGAACGAATCGGTGAACAAGTAACTGTTATTGATCCTTCTTACACAGATCAAAAGTTTGATGAAGAGCCCGATGCGACGATCATTTTCAAATGGCTTGATCCAGGACAGCTCAGAGACAAAATAAAGTCTCTTCCAGGGAAGAAGATCATTTATCAAGTTGACGACTTGAGATTTCCTCACATCAAGAAGATTATGATCGACATGCGTGACACATGTGATCATGCGTTGACATTCGATGAAGACGGAGCAACGCTAGCAAAAAGCTACGGTTACGGAAGCGCGCAGAGAATGTTGCTTACTGCAGATAATCTTCTGTACAGACACATGCCAGAGATAGCAAAGAACAAAGACGTAGATGCTTGTTTCGTCGGAAGTCTTTCGTACGGAGCAAATCACGCTGGCAGGATGAAGATGATAGACATCGTTAGAAAAATGGGAGTGAAGATAGAGACAAGAAGCGAACTGTTCGACACAGACGAGATTTGCAAACTTTACAACAGGTCCAAAGTAGTACTCAACCACGCTACCGACGTAGGCCAGCCTTTCGGTCATGGCTTCGGATACCAATGCAGACACTTCGAAGCAGGATTCACGAAGTCATGCGTCTTGTCAAATAAAATCGACAATGATGAAACTCTTGACGGCGTTTTTCAATTTCGTGATGACGAAGAATTGATTTATTGGCTGAAAGTCTTGCTGAATTCGAAGACTCACAGGGAGATAGGAGCAAAAGCCTTGTACGACTGTCTCAACAAAGAACATCTTCCAGAGCACAGAGCAAAAGAAATAGTTGAATTCGTGAGGAGCATCTGATGAAATTGAATTTGGGATGCGGCAGAGACATACGTAAAGGATATGTGAACGTTGATTTACGGGATTTTCCAGGAGTTTTGAAGAGAAATCTGATAGACGAGTTGGAAACAAGATCTCGATGGGATTTCGATTCTGACATCGCAGACGAGATTTTGATGATAGACTTCTTGGAGCACATTCCATATTCTAAGACAGAGATTGTTTTTCAAGAATGTTGGAGAATTTTGAAAGTCGGAGGAAAGCTTAACATTCAGACCCCAGATTTTCAAGAATGCGCGTACACTATATTGGGCGAAGAACAATTTCTGTGTAACAAGTGTGGGTCCAGAGTACAGGTATGGGAAACGGAATGCGCTTCCTGCAGACAATCTTCAAGATTGATAAAACGTGCCGCTATGCATAGAATTTTCGGTGGTCAAGATTACGAGGGAAATTTTCATTACAATTCGTTCACTAAAACAACGTTGAGAGAGTATTTGACTGAAAGTGGATTTGTTGACATAGACGAAGCAATTGTCAACGAAAATGGTGAAACGCATCAACAGAATTGGAACTTGTTTTTCACTGCAAAAAAGGGTGACTTCGTTTGGCCGGAGTATTAGATGAAGATCGCATTCGTTGGGGTCAAGAGAAAATATCAGGAGCTCAACAAGGGATATTCGTATTTTTTTGACAGATTTCATCTTGAAATTCCGTGGTATTATTCGTATTATGGAGAAAACGATGTCACGCTTACTACAGTGGATCAAAACGACAATGATTCTGTTTTACGTCATCAAACTGAGAAAACGTTCATAACTGCAAAAGAAAAGTATGATGTCGTAATCCATTGGAGAAAATGGTTTCCAGAGTTATACGTTGATGGAGCGATCAACTTGCTTCACACTTGTGATCATTCGTATTCAAGCGAATGGAAAGACGCAGTCGTCGGCGCAGCGAACAGAAAAGAATTGAATGGCATCCTCTGTTACAAGACATGGCACGAAAGACAGTTGAAACAAGAGATTCCGCTCCCTCCAGAAATGTTTCATTCGGGATATACGTTCGGCGTCGACACAAACGTGTACGGGCCGGCTGAGAATAAAGATCCGCATCAGATGTTGTGGGCATCAGATCCAGGACGCGGTTTGTTACTCGCTACGCAGTTAGCTATAGTGATGCATCAGCTTGACAAAGAGTTCAAACTCAACGTGTGTTACCCAGATTACGTCAATGGAGTTTCTAGGATCAAACATCCAGCTATCTCGTATTACGACAATGTTTCAAACGGACAAGTGCTGTGGAGCTTGTTCAACGTGTGCGGAATTCTTCCTTACACTTCGACGTTCAAGGAACCGTCGTCTAGAGCGTACAGACAAGCTCAAGCAGCTGGAAGTTTGGTCCTTTATCCTCCGAATATGGGTACGCCTTCTGAAGTCATAAATAACTTTAGAGATGGTGTAGTAGCTGGGATACATGAGTGGCCGAAGTTGATACTTGAAAACGTCAACAACGGAAATTGGAAGAAGATCGGTAAGAACGCTCGTGATCTCGCAGTGTCTGAAGATTGGAAAGTGCAAGCTACTAGATTTAATAAGCTAATCGCAGATTGGAGATAACGTGACCGTAGACATCAATTCCAAAGATTTTATTGAAACTTTCAAGATGGCTAACGCCACAGTCGGTCAGATAGGATTTGGGTTCATAGGCAAGGCAGTGTACGAATTCTTCAAGGACAAGTGCGCGGTCGTCGTTTACGACAAAGCTATGCCAGCAGATCAGAATGGCCCGTTAAGCACGTTAGACGATGTCGTCGCTAGATCTGAAGTGATCTGCATCGCCGTGCCGACTCCAATGCGAAAAGATGGCTCGTGCTACACTGGATTCATCGACGAAGTTCTTCAGAACATCAAGGAAACGGCAGCTAAAATCGGTAGAAACGTTGACTCATTCATCATCGTTATCAAGTCGACAGTGTATCCAGGATTCACTGATGAAATGCAGGACAAGTATCTTCCGATGAGGATAGTGTTTTCTCCTGAATTTTTGACTGAAGCGAATAGCATAAACGATTTCAAGAACACAAACAGGATAATCGTTGGCGGCGACCAGGACGACGCGCTCGTTGTTTGCAAGTATTTCGCTGAAGCTGATCTCAAAATGCTTGACGGCAAGCGCTTGATAATCCAAACTGATTCGACTACGGCTGAATTGGTGAAGTTGTACGCTAACGGAATGCTCGCGACGAAGGTCATGTTCAGCAACGAGATGTATCAGATTTGCTTAAAACTTGGAGTCAACTACGAGGACGTGAGACAGCTTGCCGTTCTCGATGACAGGATCGGGGCTGGCCATACGATAGTTCCAGGACCTGATGGTTCGTTAGGCTTCGGCGGTCATTGCTTTTGTAAGGATATCAATAACTTAATAAGTTTTGCTAAGCAAATTGGTGTCAAAGAACGCATGTTCACTACCGTTTACGAAAGAAATCTCGAAGTTAGAGAGGATCGTAATTGGGAGTCACAGAAAGATCGTGTGGTGACAGACAAATGAAACGAATAATCGTCGATCTTGATGGAACTCTTTGCAGTCAGGAAACTTCTAAGAATTATCACCGTGCAAAAGTCAATGAAAAGATGAAGAAATTTTTGTTTTCAGCAACTATTCACGGCGACTACGTGGTAATTTACACTGCTCGTGGCATGAATTCGTGCAAAGGAAATCAAGTCGAAGCTGAGAACAAATACAAAATGATCACTGAGCAATGGCTTGTTAAAAACAGTATTTGTTACGACGAGTTGATTTTCGGAAAGCCAGCGGGTGACATTTACATCGACGACAAAGGAATTAATGTAGATGACTTCGCAAGAATACTTGATATCCTCGACTGAACAACCGTATACAGTCATGGTTAATTCGTTTCATGAACACGGACGAAAAATGTACGGAGGTACGGGTTACAGCAGGGTTGTTTTTACTAACGGCTGTTTTGATCTCATCCATCCAGGACACATAAAGTTGCTCAATTATTGTCGTTCTTTGGCCGGGCCGAGAGGCGCCGTTGTCGTCGGCGTGAATTCAGATAGATCAGTAAGGAGTAACAAAGGCCAAGACAGACCGTTCACCGACCAACTTTCGAGGGCTTCTATTCTTGTAGCTTTACGCTCAGTAGATTGTGCCTTGATCTTCGACGAAGACACTCCGTTGAAATTGATCGAAGTTCTTTGTCCTGACGTGATAGTGAAAGGTTCTGACTACAAGGGACAAAAAGTAGTTGGATCTGAATTTGCTCCCGTGATTTTCGTTGACACCGTAGAAGGATTTTCTTCCACGAGTTTGTCTGAAAGGATCAAAAATGGAAGATAAGAAGAGAGTCTTAGTCGCGGGCGACATAATGATAGACAATTACGTTTATGTCACGTCGAATAGGATCGCTTCTGAGGCAAAGATTCCAGTGTGGGATGTAGTGAAACAAGAGCGCCGCTTGGGTGGAGCAGCGAATGTCGCGCATAACTTGAAAATTTTGGGTGTAAACGACGTAGAAGTGTATTTGTCTGGTATCGTTGACGAACGAGACAGAAAGATAATAGAGAACATAGGAATAAACACAATTTTGTGCTCTAGCGGTTCTACGATGCGCAAGGATAGATTCGTAGACGACAACATGAAGTACGTGCTGAGATGCGACAATTTCAAGAGCTTCGATCAAAATCGTATTGATGTGTTTAAAAGAATGCTGTCGTTCTTCTTGAGCGCAGAGATTCACAAGTTCGACGCGATAATATTTTCAGATTACGACAAAGGAACGCTCAACGCTCAGATAGTAGATTTGATTGTCAAATCATGTTCTCCCGGTTTCATCGTCGTCGATTCGAAGAGGTTAGATCTCTCGATGTTCAAGGGTTCGCTAGTATTGAAGATAAACGAATTTGAATATTCTAGACAAGTTTCAAAGGCTCCGTACGTCAATGTCGAGAGTCTGTTCACGAACGTTGTCGTGACGAAAGGCAAGGACGGAGCCGAACTTCGTCAGATGCTGAAGTCGATAAAAGACAGTCACAAGAACGTCGTGTCTGCGAATGACGAAAGATACATAACGTTGACTGAAAACTTCCCGTCGTTGTCTGTTGCAACAAGCGATGTGACAGGTTGCGGTGACACTCATACAGCTGCCATGACGTTTTCGCTTCTTGCCCATGACGATCTCAGGATGGCGATAAGGTTTGCAAACGAATGTTCAAGAAAAGTAGTTCAAAAGTTTGGGACAAGCGTTCCAACGTGAGGAGAAAACATGAAATTGTCTGCTGAAGTTTTGCTTGAGATCGTCAACATAGTGCAGAAGGGAATTCTTGAAGGAATCGATGTGTCTGAAATGTTGAGAGAGATTGACTTGGATGTTCCGACAGTTGATCACGGTCGAACGTACAGCAACTCTCTTTTGCTTCTGTCAGAAGAATACAAAAGTAAGAGAGACAACGGGTGACGTATGCCGATATACGTTTATTCTTGCGAAAAGTGTGGAAATAAGTTTGATCTTTTGCAAAAGATGTCTGAGCGAGAAGCTCCGATTTGCGTGACATGTAACGTCGTTATGAAGAATGTTTTGTTTGCTCCGATCGCGATTTTCAAAGGCTGCTGTTGGGCGAAAGATGGTTATTCGAGCGTGAAGAAATGATAATCGAAATTTTTCTTTTTGTGTCAGTCGTCATAAATATCGCGCTAGTGTATGGAATAATTCGTATGTCCCATAGACTTTTTCAATTTGATGATTTGTTTGAGCTGTTCGCGTTCGATATAGACGTAAATGTGAAATATTTCGAGAATTTATTGTCTACGTCGTTGTACGAATCATCAGAAGAAGTGAGAGCAGCAAACAAAAACATGGGTATAATTTCAAAACGTCTTGAAGAATTTGGTGTTAGAATGAAAGAACTGACAAACAAAGATTGAAAATGGAAAGAGGATGATCTGAATTATTTCACGAAAAGCACAGACGACGCCATAGTAGAATATGTTTTGACAAATGACAAAAAGGTTTTCAACGACGAAATCAGACCAGCATTTGAAAAGTTGATAGAGAGCTTGATATTTGTTTACGGATTTTACAACTTGGGAGACGTAGAGACTCTCAAGAGAGAATGTATGACGTACTTGTTTGAGACTTTGACTAAGTTTGATGCTACGAAGGGAACAAAGGGCTTTTCGTATTTCAACGTCGTCGCAAGAAATTGGTTCATACAGAAGTCTAGGGATTGTGCGAAAAGGAATAAACGAAGCAATGATCTCGTTGACTTTGAATCGCTTTCGACAGATCCAGAGTTCACAGTGAATCCTCATGAAAGTGCAGTTGAAGAGTTGGAACAGTGGAAAAATTTTAGAAAAAACATGAGTTGCTGGTCATCGAAGTTGACGAAGAAAATCGATAGAGACGTGCTTTCTGCAGTCGACACCATTTTCAGTAACTCGGACATGATCACGATTTTTAACAAAAAAGCAATCTACTTATACTTGAGAGAGTTGACTGGTTTCAACACGAAGCAAATAGTTGCTAGTCTTAAGTCGTTGAAGATTTTTTACGACGAGTGGAAGAGGAAGTACCAAGAAGATGGACGTTGATGATCTTGTCACTGAAATATTGACGAATGCTCGAAGCGACAGGCACACGATAGAACGTGTGCGTGATTCGCTTATGAATGTATTGTCTTCTGAAGACCAAGCGAATTTGGGGTTTGCAACAGAAAATGTAGCGCGCTTGTCTGAAGCGCTGACGAAGATAAATGCGCAGCTAGTTGAACTCGTGAAGGTCGGAACTAAGGGTGTGAAGGAAACAAAAGAGAAACACGCAGATTCTATTTTCGATGAAATTTCAGAAGAGCAAGAGGCGATTAAACAGTGACATCAGATTTTTCTAGAGATCGTTTTAGAAGACCTGAACTCTTTTTTCAAGAAGTAATACGAAAAAATGTCGTTGGCGATCGCGAAGCTAACGATAATCAATTTCTTTTTCGTGCGCTTGTCGTTGCAGTTGATGTAGAAGGCGGCAATCTAGAAAATCCAGATTCGTCTGGAGGAGTAGAGCATAACGTAAGCGGCAAAAAGTTCAATGTTCAAGCAAGAGTTGGACCAAGCAATCCTCCGAATAGCATAAAGGCTCGTTTACTGACTGATGGATTTGACAAGTTTTCTTCAGACGATAATTTGAAAGTGTTTTGGCCGTTTTTTCCAGAGAACATGTCAATACCCATCAAGCCAGGTGAACACGTTTACGTTCTTTTCGAAGATGCTAGTCAGCAGCACGGACTTTGGACATCGAAAGTTGCTGGGCATGTCGGTGTAAATTACGCACCTGGCAGTTCTTTTTTCGTAGAACAAGACGGGTCAAATTTGTCTGACAAGTTTTCAGACACTAAAGGTTTGTCATCGTCTAATTCGAAAAAGTTTGACACCGACGAATCTGCAGCAGAGACTAAAAGAACAGATAAACTGAGTTCTCTTTTCAAGTGAAATGACATGTCATACGACGTGATTGTAGAACAAGTTCCTAAGTTTGTTCGTCGTTACGGAGACTACGTAGCGGAAGGTTCAAACAACGCTTTAATAGTTCTTGGCACAGACAGAGCAGCGTCGGGACAGGCTTCGATAGACGATGGCTTAGGTCATATAGACGCATCTGGCAAAGGAGAAGGAACAGGAACTATTCATTTAATCGCTGGTAGAGCTGATTCTGATCCTGATTTTTCTGCAGACAAATCTTTCGTTTATGTCACGATGAAGTCTAACGTAGACGACAATCTTGAAATTTCGTCTATACAGAAATCTAGCAACGCAGTTCCAGCAGTTGTTTTGAAATCTGACTTCGTAAGAATAGTTTCTAGAGTAGATACAAAAATTTGTGTGAACGATGACGACAAACACTATGTGTTTTTGAGTGGTGACAAGTTTGTAGTGAACTTTGGTTCGAATTTTGTTGAATTCGACGGAGACAAGCTAAACGTTAACTTCGGTCAAACTCAGCTAACTATCAAAGATTCAGACGTGACTGTGGACTCTCCTCATTTCAAACTTGCTGGATCTGCTGGAAATGACTGGAAAGAACTTTTCAACACGTTGATTTTTCTCGTAGCTAATCATGGTCACATGACGTCGATGGGTCCTAGTCTACCAGCTGGACTAGGTCCGTCTTCGATTGAAGCGAGTTCGTTAGCATCTCCTTCTCCAGGTTCTCATCCATTGACAACTGCTCAATGGCCCACTGCTATAGCCAAGTTAGCAGAACTTGGGCAGAAGTGTTTCAAATGACGTTGATGCAAAACACGTTGCAGCTTCAATTGCTTAACGTGTTCAACGATCTGCGAGAAGGAAGAAGAAAGGTAGCTTATCCGCAAACTCCTCCTCACCCAAGCATTCCAAACGAAGTTTGCGCTGCTTTGACAGAAGCATACGATAACTGGGTTGTTTCAAGCGTGCCAATGGCGGGAGCGCTAACTGTAGTTTCTCCAGGATTGAAATCTGCTCTTCAATCGTTGTTAGCAATGCCTTTGCTGGCGGGCTTCGGTCCAGGGTTTGCTGCGTATTGGTCGCCTGTCATTTTTGCGGGGCCGGGCTTCATACCAACAAATCCAGTTGTTCCGATTTCAGTCTCTGCTTCAGCTGCTGGGTTGTCAGCCGATATACTGAAGATGATTAATTCACGTGATTCGCCGATGACTCTTGAAGAAGTTTCTCTTGTGTTGTCTAAAACGCTTTATTCGTGGACGACAAAATTGCAAGTGTTAGCCACAACAACGTCTGCACCGCCTGTAGCGTCGGTGCTTCCTGTCTCTTGACAACAAACGTTGTTGGTTACCTATCTATTCGTAGGAGAATGTATGGCGATAGGTTTGACTTTTCCACTAGCTAAATCGACTGGTTCTGTCGGGTTTTTAGAAATGACAAGCGATCAGTTGTCTGCCGCTACAAATAACTTGAGATCTTTGTTGCTCACTAACTGGGGAGAGCGTGTTTGTCATTTTTACTTTGGGTGTAATTTAAGAGAATTTTTGTTTGAAAATTTCAGAAATGACGAGATACGAGCGAAAATAGCAGCAAGAATTCTTCAGCAAGTTGAGACTTGGTTGCCATTCATATCGGTAGACAACCTGAATGTTGCTGATTATTCTAACGATAATTCTATTCCACAGAATGCGTTTGTGATATCGATATCCTTCTCGCTGAAATACAATCCAAGTCTTTCCAGCAGATTTCAAGTTATAGTAGACTGAATGGGAGAGCTAGAGTGTCGATAGACTTCAAAGAAAAAAACGTGAAATATTTGAATCGTGATTTCTCGTCTTTCAAACGAGATCTGATGGAGTACACGAAAGCTCATCAGTCTGGTGCGTTCCAAGATTACAACGAAACGTCGTCTGGAATGGCTATACTTGAACTTGTTTCATACGTTGGAGATGTTCTTTCTCATTATCAAGATATGCAGTTTGAGGAATTGAAAGAAAACGCAAAACAAATCGAGAATGTCACGTCGTTTGCGAAAGCGTTAGGATACAGACCATCTGGCAAAAGGCCTTCTATCGGAATAGTTTCTGTTCTTTGCGAAGTTCCGTCGCGCCAAGAAAACGGAGAATACATTCCGAACGAGATATATTGTCCTGTCTTGAGAGAAAGCTCAAAGCT